ACCCTCTATAGTGTCTGTTTCATTTTTAACAGCTTCAGTATCAGGGAGGTGGTAATCCCGTGTTTCTTTACCATTTGTAAAAACATATTGAGGAGTCTCTTGTTGTTTGCAACAATCGACAGGACTAACATCTGGAGGACACCCCCAGCATAGTGCCTTCTCAGCTTCTTCATATTTTCTAAACCCACGTGGACGTACTCCGCGAGGCATTTGACATGTTCCCGACTGACATCCTCCAAGATCCTTTCCGTCGTAAAATGGACATTCTTCGTTTAGTTCACATGGTCTATCCCATACTTCGCATAAATGTCGATTCAGTATTTTTGGGTCAGTCGTACATTTAAATCTTGCATCATCTTCAGTTGTATCCCATTCATCCTGAACTACTTTCCAGTCTATACGATTGTCTTTGTAAATACCCATGCGATTTTGAGATTCGTCATATATGACATCTTTGTTAATCAATGTAAATTCATATGGAATAGGATAGGGCAAAGCTGTTCTTAATATAGCAGTCGATACATTATCGTTTATCGATACATTATCGTTTATCGATACAACGTATAGATATTCCGTCGAACTAAGAATACGATCACCTACCCTAAGTTGAACACCCCAGTCTGGATCAAAAGTATCTGTACGAATTTCAAATATATTTGGTTTTGCAATAAGAATACGCGTTCCATTTATTCTACTTTCATGTGATACAACAGCATAACGATCTGTTGTAGGTATTGTTGCAAATGTCTCGACAAGACCCTTGTTATATTCGTTCATATCTGTCAATGATTCGTCCATGAACGTAAAGTATTTCGTATATTCATTATTACGTGTAGGTTGATTTGCCGAGAAGAGTATATCTTGGATGACTTCCGTAGAAGCCGCGGAAAGCTTATTAAGAATGATGCAAGTATCTATGCATACTGCATTACCGGTTGTTCGAAGCGGTGGTTTAGCTACTTTAGGATTACGTGTATTTGTTTCAATCGTATGCATCGAAATATAAGCAAATGGAATGGACGCTTGAATGGTAGATGTACTTATTTTATCGTATTGTATCCATTTAAAGCCTGTTTTTAATAATAGGTCCCAAACTGGACTTTCATCATTAAGAAGACAAGCCACGATACTTCCAGCTGAAAGTTGAGAAATAGCTTCCTGGTAGGATTGTTGTTGTGTCCATTTGAACGTTTTCCAGTTATAATCGCATCCTTTGTATTTAGAATCAACTTCACATTCCTCGAGGAGTTGACAAGCTTCTAGTGTGCGTTCTCCCAGAACCTGTTCTTCTGGATAAACATATACTATATTGGATGATGGCGGTATATCATATACGGTATTGTAGCGGCTATCTACTTTGGTGAAGAAGAACATTTTTCTAGAACTTTTCATCATGCTAGCAATAGGCGATCGCTTTTCAGAAGGAATCATCCATATTCGTAAAGCATCTGTATATGAAAAATCAGATTTAGAATGAATCAGATATTCATTCTCGTCGACTAAGCTGAAAATCGACCGACGATAGACGAGTTCATCTAATTGCGAGTCCGTTTCATCCGATCTTTTTGAAATCGTTATTATTGGTCTTTGAACATAAGACACCGTGGGTCTAAGAGAAGTTGGACGCAAGTCTGAAAATGGTTCTTTATTACGATAAAATAACATGTAAATACATAACAATATGATAGTCATACACGCACAAATGAACCATATCATTTTTTATATGAGTGTAGATTAAATAGATTGGAAATGTATGGTAAACGAATAGTGTATAGCATAGTGTTTTATTTATTGGTCATGAGTGTATTAATTGTTGCTAAACCTGCTATTCTATTTGATAAAGAAGGAAATATACGATCTTATGGTGTACACGATGAGAGCACTGTATTTTCTTTAGGTGTTATAAGCATTGCTTTAGCTATTTTATGTTATTACCTTTTTGCTTTGATTGATTGTATATTTGGTTAAGCAGTATTCATCCCGTCGAAAAAACACAACAAAAATAAAAATAATGGACTAGTATAGATATAGATGGTTGATTATATGTCTTCCTTTTTGAAATATGTTCAATACGTAAAAGGAACAAGAAAGCCGCTGGTATTGTCAAGTCAATCAATGACATATCCTGAGTCAAAACAAACTGTGACACTTATTCCACCTGTATACTACAAAATGAAAGCATCAGAACTTCGAACTCCCACAGAATTATATGCTCTGCGAGAAGAAGTGCTGTGGAAACCGAGTGCTCCTACAAATACGGTGATAGATTCTTACAATAAGGAGTTAACTTCACTTCAAACTAAACTGAAACAAGATAGAGAACAAGATGACAAAACATACAAAGCCGTGATTTCAAAAGAGCAAGATATATATGACGAAAAGATGGCGTATACTATTTATATGGATTCACAGAATACCGCTCATGAAATACCCACATTAGAAAAAAGTAAACGAAACCAAGAAATCGTAAAGGTATTTAAGAACTTTTCACACAAAGATCATTCGCGTCGGTTGAAAATAAGACAGAAGATTGAATCCATGCCTTCCTTTTCAATTACAACTCCAGGTGAAGTACGAATATCAAATAAACAAAATGTGGGAAAGAAAGTAGATAAAAAGAAAGAACCGGAGACACCCCCAGAGACCGAAATAAACAAGACCCTTTATGTTGAAGAAGTGCCGCGTGCATCAGAAGAGATTAAACCGATCACTAACAAGGATCGTGCGAAGAAACAATGGGTCCGTGATATGTTATCAAATACTGGATTTAGTTTTAAAACAGCAGATGAATGTGCTATGAAACGACATTTGACTTCCCATTATCTAAGCAAAAATGACATTATACGTGTGCTTGATGCGAACCCAGATTACGCAGAAGCTCTTCCACCTTCTTATAAGACGGCTACCAAAGAACAGCTTTGTGGAATGCTATTTCACGATGCATAACCATCCAATAAAAAACATATAGCAAAAATAAAGATGTTAGATCGAATTCATGCCGGCTATTTTTTGGGTGCTTTTGCCGTTGGTATATTATATGTCTATTTGACATCTCCGGAACCGCGCATTGTGATGAAGTTTCCATCTCCTTATAACCAAGATGTCGTTTACAAGGATCAAAACGAAACGTGTTATAAATATCAGGCCGAATCATCGTCTTGTCCTCTTGACACGTCAATTATCAAAGCGCAACCAATTGTGGAAGACTTTCCTCGTACGGATAATGTTTCATAAAGATAAAGAGAATACACAATGGGCATTGCAGATATGCTCGATTCTACGGAAGGGTGGATTATGATATCTATCATACTTGGACTGGGATTGGCGGCAATGTTTAGACAAGTATGTAAAAAACCGAGTTGCATAGTTATTAAGGGTCCTCCACGAAGTGATACAGAAAAGTATGTCTACAAGATTCGCGATGAATGTTATAAATATACACCGTATGTTGTCCCATGCGACGGTCATGATGATGAGGTAGTTCCATTAGATGACGAGTCTAAGAGCGTTTAGAATCAATATTTTTTATTGTGCTATTATCCCAAATGAACAAATCAACACCGATTAATCAACTACCGAAGTCTATGCCGCCTACGAACGAGCCACCCAACGAAGACGACGATATCGCTATTCAAGAGGTACTGGCTGAAATCACTGCGCAAGAACGTCAAGCCATGGGACAGACTCCTCCGATGCCCCAACCTCAAGCGCAGTCCTTCCCCCCTCCTATGCCTCCTCCTCAACCCCAGCGCGTAGAACTGAAAGCAGCTGACACCCAATCGCAAACTCCTTCTCCTTATTATCAGATGCCGCAAATGACTCCTCAAATGGCGATGCAGATGCAGCAACTACAACAACAGAACTTGGCATCTGCATATGGGCTTTTACCGCAGCCACCCCAACCTGCTCTCATCAAAGATCCTTGGTATGAAAAGATTCTTGATTATCTTAAAAATCAATCTATTTTGTTTATTGTGGTCGCTGTTGTCGTCTTCTTAGTTCAGCAAAATTGCGTGCAGTCTCTGTTACAGCGTTATATCGAAAACCCTCTTTACTTGCAGGTTGGTATTGCTGTGTTGGTCGCTGTACTTGTACTCCTAGGGCAATTCGCGGTGGAACTCATCTAGTCCTCCATTTCTTCGTTGTCATTTTCATACTCTTCATCTAAATCCATATCTAGCTCTAATTCTTCATTGATCTCGTTTTTATCGGCATCTGATTCATCAGAGTGAGTCATCAGTTTTGCCGCAACATTGAGGCCTTCTAGTTCCTGAAGGAGGATTTTGAAATTGGCCGGAATCGCTACATTTACTGCAGAGTTGATCGAAACGCCGGGGGTAGAAAACGCCGTACCATCCCTCGGATTTGTGATTGCTTGATATCCGGTAGTTTCGTCAATAGGGAATGTGTAAACCTGGTCAAGACCGCGGGAGTTTCTGAGTCGGCCATCGGATTTTAACATCAGTGATTCTTGGGTAAATTGGGCAATTCCGTGTCCTAATAGTACGTTCATTTCCATTTCACCTATACGCAGACCACCACCTCGCGCACGACCTTTAATCGGCTGGAACGTGGCCATAGAGCGAGGGCCATCACTCGAACGATAATTGATTTTATCGGCAACCATGTGCTTCAACCTGCAGTAATATGTCGGTGCGATGTAGATATGCGTCGGTATTTGCTCTCCCGTTCTCCCATTATAAAGAATTTCATCTCCATGTCGGTTCATCCCCATTTCCTCTAATTTATCGTAGACGGCATCCATATTGACATTATCGAAAGCAGTTCCATCGAACATGGTACCTAGAGAGCACGCCGCCTTTGACAAGATACCTTCTAAGAATTGGCCCATAGACATACGGCTGGGGAAGCTATGTGGATTTACAATAATGTCTGGAACCAAACCATCCGCGGTGAAAGGCATGTCTTCGTGGGGAATGACCATACCACATACGCCCTTGATCGCATATCTCGACGCAACTTTATCACCCAGCTCAGGGAATCGCATTTTCCTGAACCGGATCTTGACTCTTTGTAGGTCGCTATTGTTTGGATCAGAAAAGCGGAAGACTTTGTCTACCATACCGTATATGGTTTTATCGGCTTTAACGGAAACATCTGTATACACGCGCTGTTCTCCTTCAAGATGACTATCTACCATCCCAACAAATGTATCACCATCGTGAATGTAGGTATTTTCGGTGGGAAGGCCATCACGATTATAATAGACAGGTTTTGTCGAATCCCAGTTCTTCACATCTACACCGAGCTGTTGAGGATCCGTGAATCGAACGACTCTTCCCGAATTGGAACGCTCTTCTTGATAAACCGCCGATTTATACACAGACGTATTGAACATGCCTCTCTCTATGGAACTACGATTGAGGATAACCGAGTCTTCGACGTTATATCCTGTATAAGTGGCAACTGCTACGATGAGATTCTCTCCGAAAGGAAGTGCTTCGGCATTGAAAGCTTGAGTGTAGCGCGTTTTGACGAGTGCAGATTGTGGATAATGCAAGATGTATGTAGCACGATCGATTCGATTATTGAAATTAGTCGCATAGACTCCAATCGCCTGTTTGATTTGCGCAGCACCGAAAACTGTACGAGGAGCGGGGATATGATGAGGGAACGGGATAGAAGCGCTATAGGCACTTAGAATCGTTGAAGGATGTATTTCACAATGCGTATATTTTTTCAACTTATCCCCCAGGTCTTCTGGGCGCATGGCGATTAAGCACATATCCGCTTCTTCTGCATCGATGTATTCGATGGCCTTTCCTAATAAAGATTCAAACGACCCCTCGCGTTCCTTTTTAGGCAGCGTATCAATCACCCTTACATTGTCTTTAACGATATAGAGAGGGCGAGAGAAACGGCCTTTTTCAGTACGCAGATGGAGTTCATTTTGCAAGAAATTCCACGTAAGGCCGGTGTATATATCAATATCGCCATTTCTCCGTGCTTCTAATAAAAACGTATAGAGTTCAAAGGGATCGCTAGTCATACCAAACCACACATCGTCAATCAACACCTTGGTGTCACTCTGTATCTGCAATTGGGAGAGTTTTCCGAGGACGACAACACCTTTTTCTAGCAATAAGCTCTCTAAAACTTCGGGGGAACTGCCAAGGGTTGTATATGTCAACATAGAAAAGTGTTTCAACAATCCGATATGAGATCCATCTGGAGATTCAATTGGACATATATAGCCCCAGATAGGAGCGCGCAATTTACGAGGCCCCGTGATTTTAAGGGTATCGTCCATAGGTGTAACCAGGCATCGCACATGAGATACATAACCCATGTACGATTTGCGATTGAGATCTTGAACCACTCCGAGTTTCCTAGAATCAGCTACCATGCGATTTCGTGTCAAGTTGACTCCCCATTGTCCTCGCAACATTTTATCAAAGCCAACACGAATAAACTCGTCTTTGAATATTTTAGTATAGTTATCGGAATTCACCATATTCAGAAGACCGAGTTTTTTCCAATTCCCTTCATCTCTGTTATAGAAGCGATCAAGCGTATCTCGGACGTGATTACGGAAATCGTTGTAGAAATCACGGAACAGATCAGCCATAGCAAATCCAGTTGTATCAACTCGTTTATACATGACATTATCTCGGTCTATCTCTGGTAAAAGACCTAGAGAAATGCGAATAATTTTGTTTATGATATGGCCTAACATAAGAGCTTTGTTTGCGAAATTCTGTCCGATATTGGGTAGAAACTCGTCTGTGACGATCATGCGTGCGATATTCGGGTCACTGTATTTGACAAAGTGTTTCAGATAGTCGAGAGCATCGACTTGGCTATAAATCCGGCGTTGTTGCGGGGAATTACCGGGGTCTATGACAGAATACCGCAATAGTTCGAGCAATGGTTTATTCAAGGGATCGTCCATATCTGGTACAATATGACGTATGATTTCTCGGTCACTCTCTACACCCAGTGCTCTGAACATGATAAACAATGGTATTTCAAACAGGGCTTGCGTTTTAGTCAATATTTGAGGACATGTCACGACAATTGCATTTTGTCGTTTTCCTTTAAGGTATTCTTTGGACAATATGCCGAATGTAATTGTTTTAGGGAAAAGAGTATTTTCTCTAGAGGTGCAACGGAGAAACCCACTCCAGCTGAAGTTACTTTGGTTAATAGTAGACTCATCCACTTTATTAAAGAAAATGCGATTCGTACTGATACGTTCTTGCGCTATCACGACTTTTTCTTTACCGTTCATGATAAAATACCCGCCTTGGTCGTAAGGACATTCTCCCAATTCTTGAAGAACTGAATCTGATTTTCCATATAAAGAACACATCTTAGAGCGGACCATAATAGGAAGCTGTCCGATCAATATATTTTTGAACTTTTTGGTGGTGACCTTGGGGGTCTTTTCGCTGAAATCGTGGTATTCGATGTCCACATCAACGTGAAGATCCATCATATATGGCAGGTCTTTGAGACGCGCCTCGTTGGGAAAGAGAGGTCGCGTGGATCCTTGGTCGTAGATAACGGGTTTCGAATAATAGATGCCTGTTCCATCTTTGCCGCCTATATAGGGTTTGATTTCATGAAGTCGGGTAACTTGATCTTCGGCAGTCTTCAAAACAGTCAGTTTGCTATTCAATACCCGTATGATGCTTGGTATTTTATTGAAAACCAGATCATGGTACGAGTCAAATTGATGGCGAGTTAAAAAAAAAGGAGTTTCGCGGAAGTATCTTTGAATGAGGGACCAATCAAATGAATCATCCATATTTGTATTCAATGAAGATTATAATGTACTTTTCTTTTAGGTCCTTTTCACTTGGGTGATTTTCGAGCACGTGCTTTAGACTTAGAAGGAGATTTGCGTTTGTGCTTGAGAGCGGGTGATTTACGTTTACCACCATACACCGTGAACTTTGAGGTATCTACACCGGTCAAAGGAACGTGCAATTCGCGGCTCATGCCCGACATGGACTTGACGTTGTTGAATTCGTTCAACATATTGTTTCCGCCACCACCAGAGTGAACAGGGAGCACATGTTCCATGGCTCCGAATGAATTATTGGTTACATTATTCCCAACTGCTGCAGAAGCTAAGGATCCACCATTCTGTTTTTTCTGCTGCTGATCTTTCTTCTTCTGCTGATCTTTCTTCTGTTGGTTATTCTTGCGACCACCTTTAGGTAAAACATTTTCTAATCTAGAAAAGTTGCTGTCTTTCAGACCTTTCGTCACTAATTCTGATATGATTGAGCCACCACTCAATTTTTGTAAACCAGGCACATCGGGTTTACTCATGGGGAATGCCATTTTACTTGATGCTTAGAAAAAGTTTGTCATCGCTTGAATCATCATAACAAAATGTAAATTAGCATGTTTTTTATCTTGATGGACATATGTGTCAAGCTGTTGAAGCATGTCTGTTTTGCTCTTTTCTTGAACCGAATCATAATTTTCTGTCTGGTCATTTTTAACTTTCCATGTTTCCACTTGAAGGAAAATATAAAATCGACGGATAATATCTACCGGACACAGATACAATACGGCAATATACCAGAACATACCAGATTGATCAAAATGTGAACGAAATATATCAAAATAAGGCTTGAATTCCGGTTCAATAGATACATTCGGATGTATCTTGCGGTTCATATAAGCGTTTTCGAAGGCATCAAAGTCACGATTGATGACGATGTTATGACGAGCGATAAAATGACAAAAGAAAAGAAACGGAGTTAAGCGCTTGGACATTAAAACAGGAAAAGATTATTACTATTCCAAATTAAACGTGTCGAACGACCTTTGTAGTAGGTACTCTTCATATGAGAGAGTAGGAACTACAGTCTCTATTTGTTTGGGCTGAAAAGCATCGTGATAGTCTGCCATGCATACATTGGCTTGATATGATGTCATGTCATCAGATGGCTCTAGAGGTGCGGGAGCTAGACTGAGAGAAGTCCATGGCTCGGGCGGGGTGTATAATTGAATCTGTGTTGAGTATTGAACTGCGGGTACACCTGTCTCAACAGAGTTATATTCCACGGTGGTTCTGTCAGAAGGCACCATCTCATCTCCATAGCCTTTCGACCAACTAGATGTCCATATGTTCGCGGGTGCTTGTTCTTCCCATAATCGGCTAAACATATCTTGTTTCAGTCTTTCTTCAGGAAATTCAGACATGCTCGGAAATTCATGTTCTTTTTCCAACTCTTCGAATGTACGTTGACCGACCCCTTCCAGCTGTCGAACTACATCTCGATAAGCCCGATGCAGTACTCGCATATCGCTAGCATTACCACCTTTGTCAGGATGAAAGAGAAGCGCCAAATTATAATAGGCATGTCGAGCTTCTTGTGGGCTACTGTGAATGGTGACACCTAACAAACCAAATGGATTTATATCGGTAACTTGTTCAAAACCAGACATGTAATATGACTTGTAATGACAAAGAAAAAGATGGTTTTAGACGCAATCTGTTAATCCAAGTCTAATACTGAACTTTTTTGTGAATGTATATACATCACGATTACATACATGTATTGATATAGGATATTGGTCAGCATAATGTTGATAGAAATTGGTAATAAATAAAAATAATTATACACCACTATATAGGCATACGTTTCTATTTGATTCGTAAATGTAGATAGGTGAAACAACGGTTCAGGTTCGGGTTCAAAGCCGTTTTTTTCAGCGGAGAATGCGCATATGTGTTTATATACATAATACATGAAAAGATCTTCCGCAGATAGAATAGTCTTGAACAGTGTCCATGATGTGCGTAGCGTTTCCATCTTTATTGTAAAAAACACAGATAAATTTTTGGTTATTTATCCGCATTTTTTTCTTTGGCATAGTCTTTGATAGATTTGACCAGTTCTTTGATACCGTCTTTGTCTTGATTGAGGATGGCCGGAAGGAAAGACGGAAATATTTTGTAGTTGTTCTCTTGATATACTGCATAAAAGCCGTAGGAGCCGTAATGCAGTTCGGGATCTTTCTTGGTTCCAAGATGCCGTGGGAGCGATATGAGTAGCTCTATGTCCGATTCTTGGATATCTTCTAGGGACATTTTTCGGGATTTCAAATATGGTTTCAAGTTGATGTATCGGGGCTTGGGTGTATCGGGAATTTCGATAACGGGTCCGAAACGAGCTATCCGTGCTTCATATGAAATCCCGTCGATGACATAAGTCTTTGACGCTGATTCGACTTCTATTTTTTCACCTCTTTTAGGAATCTCGACTTTGTTGTAGGCTTTCATAAATCGCGAAAACACCTCATCCAGCATATGAACATAGGTTAAATCACCTTCCGCTATTCTATCTAAGTTACGTTCCATAGTTGCAGTGTATTTAGTATCAACGATCATCGGAAAACTCGCCCTCAAAAATCCGTCTATGTCTTTTCCGGTGGCAGTAGGCACAATCTTGTTCTTTTCTTGGAACGAGGGTCGTTCTTCATGATTTGTTTTAATACCTGCACTCGGAGTCCAGACAATATGTTCGTAAGACATCGTATCTCCTTGGATGTTGCGGATTTCAACGTATTTCTCATAGAGCTTGGCTAAGATGGAGGCGTAAGTAGAGGGTCGTCCTATGCCTTCTTTTTCCATCGTCTTGACAAGCATAGACTCATTGTATCGAGCCGGTGGAACACTCCAGGTTTGAGGGGCCTGAATTTCGAGCAGCTTGATGGGACCATCTTTAACCGATTCGAGTTTTTGTTTCAGAATCTCTATATCAGCACATACTTTCATTTCTTTTCGGTCATTCTCCCTATCGTATATTTTTCTAAATCCATCAAACATGCAATGTCTCACATAACCCTTGAAAACGTATGGTAGACGATTCACTTGAATGTGAAAGGTCATATCCTGGAATATAGCTGGCTTCATTTGGGAAGCGACGGTACGTCTCCAAATGAGTTCATACAGCGATTGGTGATCCTTGTTAGCTCCAATATCTGTAGTACTGATATCTGTAGGACGAATCGCTTCGTGGGCTTCTTGTGACTTGACTGCTTGCTGGGGTTTTCCTTTCGAAGATATTTCTGTAGCTATGTAATCTTCTCCAAGATGTTCGACGATCCACATTTTCGTGCTATGAACGCAGTCCTCTGATAAATGATGTGAATCAGTTCGCATATAGGTAATATGGCCTTTCTCATACAATTCCTGGGCCACTTTCATGGATCGAGAGATAGACATTCCTAGCTGGCTATAGGCATCTTGTTGAAGGGAGCTGGTGGTATAGGGAAAATCGGGTTGGACAGTGTGTTTCATGAGTTTGGCTTCGATTATATGGCACGGTGTGGATTTCGTAAGCGACTTCAAGATGGTCAGGAGTTTCTTATCTGAATCAAAACGAGCCATTGAAGTCGCATCTGTCTCGTAAGCATGGGTGTCAAGAGTCATTTTCATGGGGCCTTCTCCGATTTCAAATGTTCCATGCATACTCCAATATGATTGGGATTCGAATCCTTCGATCTCCTCTTCTTTTGCTACTAAGAGATCGAGCACCGCGGATTGGACTCTTCCCGCTGACAAGACGATATCACTTTTATAAGTTTTCCATAAAAGGCGCGTCAACTGAAATCCGATAAGACGATCTAAGACGCGTCGTGCTTGTTGAGCATCGACCAACATCATATCCAGTTTTCGGGGATGTTTTAAGGCATGCTCTAGGGCTTTTTCCGTGATCTCGTTAAACGTAATTCGCTTTATTTTTGCGGGCATTTTCAGGACTTCTTGGATATGCCACGAAATAGCTTCTCCTTCTCTATCCAGATCGGTTGCCAACCAGATGGTAGTCGCTCTTTTGCTTTCTTGTACCAATTCCTTGACCCTTTTGTCTTTATCTGGAATGACAATATAATAGGGTTTGAATCCGTGTTCGACATCAATTCCCATATCTTCTTTTTCCAAATCACGAATATGACCATAGCTGGCTTTCACAATGAATTCTCCTAGACCAAGACGCTCATTTATTTTTTTCAGGTATTTTTGAATAATTTTTATTTTTGACGGGGACTCTACAATCAGAAGATTCATCTATTATACAATATGGTTTTTCTTTTGTAACTCGTCCATTTTTACAAAAGTACTTAAAAATAAACACCCCAGATAAAGTTGATGAATCGTGGATATCAATCTTTTCGACACATGGCAAAAGGTCTAAATCCTGTATTACGCCATCCTCGATTTTTAGATGGTATTAGTAACTGGCTAACTGAAATAGATAGATATATATGTTTACATATGAGATTATGTGATTACTATCCAAAAGGAAACATGGATGTAGCTGCATATGAAATGTTTATGGGTTTTCTGCACAAGTTTCCAGATCCTCTGATGACAACAGATATCCAAGTGTACGCGTTGACCGCTTATGTGTTATGTTTGAAATTCTGGGTTGATTTATCAGATGGTATGCAATTAAATACCGTTCTAGTAAAAATTATGAAAAATCAGGTTGATAAAAAGGACTTTATAAAGGCTGAATGGACCATGTTATGTGTATTGGATTTAAATATACGTGAACACACAGAAAAGATACTGGCTATTCCAGATAATGAGAGTTTTAGAGTTTAACTCGACGAAGAGATACTTTTTCTACTTTAGGACGATCTTCTAGAGTTTTATAAATCGTGTCGAGAGTCTGGGGTTCTCGACTGAATTGATTTGCGAACATTTCCTTGAGCTCTTTGTTCTTGAGAGGTGCCTTGACATAGCATGATTTATAACGAAGAATCCCGTCTTTTGTATTTAAATCTTCGATATTGTGTCGATGCATGAACTCGAGTATGCTCGCTGACAAAGTAGTCTGCATTTTTTTGCGTTCTCGTGCCGCTTGAGTGAGACGTTTAATCGCCGTATCCAGATCCCACCATACTTTTACTTTTTGTTTGAAATCTTCTAGAGCGGCTTGGTCGATGTGCTCTACGATAGCGGTAGATTCAAGAGGTTGTTCCATGACACGATTAACCAGATCGTGCGTAGCGTCCTTTTCAGCTTGTTGAGCTTGACGCTCCATAAACTGCCGTACTTGGTGATTCATGTCGATTATAACTGAATAGGGCTATCTCTTTAAGCCAATTTAGTAATGCAAATATGTTTGCGCCTTGAGACTTTAATGTCATTTTTATTAGCGAGTTCCAGGTACAGTTGCAGTTCCAGTTGTAGTTGCAGGCGCTTTAGACGGATCAATAACAGTCAAACTATTATGCGCAGATATTTCATTTACTTGTTCCGCAAATGTATTGAGGATATTTATTAAAAACTGATGTTGTATTTGTATATCTTCTTGGATGCTTTCGTAAAACTCACTTTGTTTGCTTTTGTTTTTCTGAACTACATTTGATAACAATATTAGTGTTTGTTTTGCTGATTCTCCTAACTGGAATTCTTTCACAACTTCTTCTAAGTTATATGTATTTTCGAATATAAAATTGACTAATTTATTTGTATGATTTATAATAGACTCGAATAAGTTTATTACATACATTGCCATTTTTTCAAGTTCTTGAACCGATATTTTATACGCCTCATATGAATGTGCATATTGAGTCATAAATCCCTGAGCTATACTAGGCGATTCTTTCCCTAATTTGATTATATTTTGTAGATTACCTGGATTCGTTTGAACCTGACTGCTTCCGAGTGATTCTTTTGTTGTGCTTTTACTTCCAAATAGATTACTAAACCAACCACCTCCTCTCTTTATCTTTGTTTTTTCAAATGCGATTGAGCTTGATTCTCTAACGAATGGTTTAGTTTGTGCAGATTGAATAGATGTATCTATAGTCGCCGATGTGTTAGGAGTTGCTGTTATTCTCGTTGCGCTATTAAGACTATCTAATCTTGTTGCTAATAGATCGGATGGCACACTTACACTTACACTTTCTTCGTTTTGTATTAAAGTAGCCGGGCGAATTAGATTATCAATATGTTCTTTTGGTATTCTTTTCAGTTGTGATAGAATTGATAATACAGCGATGAAGTATGCTCTTATGAAAATAGTTGCATAAACAACCATCTGATAACTAGCAAAATCTGCATGTACTGCAAACATCAAATTGATCGTCAATCTATTTTTCAACATGGTAACGTTTTGGACCCAAGGTTTGTTGTCTATACGCTTCATCCCTGTTTTTTCCAGGGATTTAAGGTATTTAGAATCTTTTAATTGTTTTGCGTCTTCTTCCAAGTTATCCAGTATTGCGACCAAATGATCACATACCCGCGTTATTTCTATGATATTTGTCTGGGTCTTATTAATCAATACATCGGCAGAAGTGGTCCCGAGTTTTTTGAGGAATACCTTGATATCGTTTCTAATATATGTTGCTATTTGACTTGGCTCTGCGTACGACATATATGTGTATCTATTTTATACATACTTTTTATCTTTGAAACAGGTATGTATATCTTTATATTTCGTCGAGACCTTCGAGTACATGATAATACCGCGTTTATTGAATGTTGCAAAGCGTCTCTAAAAGATGATATCCCGATCTTACCTTTGTTTATCTTTTCGAAAAAACAAATCGACCCTAGAAAAAACTCTTATTTCAGTCCGAGATGTGTCCGATTTATGTTGGATTCATTAGAAAGTTTGTCGCATGAATTATCGGGACATCTGCATTACGTAGAGTATGATAAATCTGATTTGAAGTTTATCAAGCAACAGATTCAAGGTGTATGGTGGAATAAAGACGTAACCCCTTTCGCAAGACGACGTGACGAAGAGCTCGAAACCTGGTGTACAAAAATGCATATACCGGTTCATACCTATGAAGATTATATGTTACAACCGGTTGATCTAGTGAAAACCATGACGGATACGGTATATCAAGTATATACACCTTTTTATCATGCTGCTCTAAGACACGAAGTTCGAAAACCGGTGGTCTGTACGATGAATAATATACGCTTTGCTAGATTTGATGGCAAAGAGCCGTCCATTGATTCGTATGCTCCACATTACCCTGAACAGCTCAAAGGAGGCCGAGAGAACGGGTTGCTAGTCTTAACTCGTATACGGCGCGGAACATTTAATGATTACGATACAGCTCGAGATGATCCAGGAGCTCAGAAAACCACGCGTCTTGCTGCGTATCTCAAATTCGGATGTGTCAGCATTCGAGAAGCATATGCATCTATGAAACATGCTGGTGCTGACGGAATCATACGAGAATTATATTGGAGAGAATTCTACTTCTATTTGACGTATCATCAACCTCGTTTGTTAGAGGGTCAGGTGGGGAAAGTGAACGAGTCATTCCGGGCAAGACTAGAGAACGTGCAGTGGAAGTACGCCGAAGATGAACCCGTGAAATGGCAAGCTTGGTGCGAGGGAAAGACCGGATATCCTATAGTCGATGCGGGAATGAGACAGTTGAAAGAAACCGGCTATATGCATAATCGCGCTAGAATGATCGTAGCAATGTTCTTAACTAAACACTTACATATTCACTGGCAAGAAGGAGAACGTTTCTTTGCAAAGAGTTTAATCGATTATGATCCTTGTCAAAATAACGGGGGCTGGCAATGGTCGGCCAGTACTGGGGTAGATACGCAGCCATACAGAATATTCAATCCATGGATTCAAACTACGCGATATGACCCAGATTGTATCTATGTGAAACAATGGGTTCCAGAACTGAGACCTGTAGCGGAATCAGATATTTTAAAATGGGATAAAGAATCTACTAGAAATAAGCATCGTGATATAGAATACCCTGCACCAATCGTAGAACATAAAGAAGCTGTAACAGAGGGAAAACGCTTATTACAAAAAAAATAAAAAATTGGAAAACTTTCTAACACACTCTTTTCACTGTTCTGTTACGATAAATGCCTCCCAAGAAAGCTGTTGTCTCTGCCTCTGTCCCTGCCTCTGCTGTTGCCGAGGTTCCTCCCTCTCGTGGGAAAGCTAAGGCTAAGGCTTCTGAAGACATTCCTGATGTTCCTACCCAAGAAGATCCAAAGCCTAAGCCCACTCCTCGTGGGAAGGCCAAGGCTAAGGCTTCTGAAGACATTCCTGATGTTCCTACCCAAGAAGATCAAGTAACTAAGCCTAAGCCCACTCCTCGTGGGAAAGCCAAGGCTAAGGTTTCTGAAGAGATGTCCGATGCTTCTGTCGAAGAAGCAAAGGAGCCTAAGAAGCCTCAAGCGAAAAAGAATCAGTCAGTCAGCAAGGAGCCAATCTGTTCTGAGTCATCAGATGAGACTACTCCTAAACGCGGACGCGGGCGACCCGCTAAAGCGAAATCTGACGACAGTCAAGTAGCTCCTTCTACTATCAAGAAGAAGGAGCCCAAGCCTCTCGAAATGAAGTTCTCAATTACAGCGTCAATGATTGACGAAAAAAAAGTTGTTGTCCTTACCAAACGAAAGCAGAGCTATGTAACTGATCACATCCCAACTTACGAAGAGATGGTCGACATTTACACAAACATTCTAAACAAACTTACACCTAAACCCAAGTTAAATCCTCTCGCTGGAGCAGCCACTACACAAGCAGCTAATAGTGATGAGGAGTGAAGCGGTTAGTATTCAATAGTCATTCTCAATGACTTGGTGTACTGTTTTCTTTTTTCTGCTGATAATCGTGGGATATTCAAAAATCGTTCTCGACACTGATCTAATGCATTAAGAATACGTGTTTCTATATTAGGCAGAGGCTTCCTAGAAAAGGCGTGATTAAACACATCTTGTGTCAGCGCAAAGTCACACATCATAGCCGCTTTCATCACGTAATATGCGAATACATGTGTGTCTTCTTTTAATGGGGTGCTGCCTGATAGAGAATACTTCTGGTATCTCATCACTTTCTTAGCTTGCTCGATACAAAAAGAAATCTGCAGCGACATCTTATCAGCCCAATCCTTTTCGGAACGACTATGCCATGCTGAGTAGATCCAGATAGCAATCAAGTCACATACCGCCTCCATGCTTCCTAGACGTGGCGTGATAATCCGGTATTTTTCGGTAATAATCCGGTCTAGATTCTGACAGGAAACGGGGTTCATTACCGCTGAGTCGATCTCCATAAAATGGATGAGTTCATGTATAAGCACTTTTTGAAATTCTTCGTGTCGATATATAACTATATGCTTATTTTGACCGAATTGCGTGTATCCGGTGTTGACTTCATCCACACCTAAAACGTCGTGGACTCCTTTCTGTTTTTTCTGCGGACATGTATACCATACTATGGCGATGGGTTCTTCAAACTGAAATAGCCGTCTCATCCCTTTCACGATTAGAAAGATTTGTGATATGTTTCCTTCATCAGATAAAGGTCCATGTATAGACACCCGTGTATTATCTTCACGGTATGTCTTGCAGCCTTGTGGCGTTATAGAATCTAAACAAGAATGAATCCATGACGGACTGAATCCAGAAGTCTCCATGGTTTGACAAGCTGTGTTTTCTACAACGATACGCGGCTGATAATTGATGGCTTCATGAAGTAACTTCCACGACATGTTATCTACTTAAAGGACATGATTTTTTGAATGTACTGTCGAATAAACGGATGAGAGAGTACGCCTTTATGGATTATGGCATGGATATCTCTTTATCCTTTACATTACGGTATTAGTCATTTTCACTATACATACTGTCATAAACATATCTGGATGCATGTACTACTCGGAGACTCTCGGATGTGTGTAGGTCTTAGTGCAGCTAAACAAGCTCTCGTTACATTAGGAATAGGGACTATTAATACGATCCCTTTTCGGAAATGGTTAGCAACATGCTTCCAAATGCAATAAAAAGAATTGTGTGACATTTTACTGTTTACAGATGCATTTCCTGTAGTACCATCGGATAGCTATAGTCATTCGAGAGTTCGTAATTCATGACTGCCATCTTGAAACGCGCATATACGTAGCATTGCACGTGCGCGGCTGCACAACGAATTACCGAGGGTGACTTATTCACGATTCCGAGGTACTTCGCGAGCATATTTTCATTGACTAGAAGTCGCGTATTGGTCATCATTAGCTGATCTACCTTTTCGTCTTTGATTCGATTAAACTGGAACGAATTTTGTAGTTCTGAAAATATGCGACCGACTTCGGCCGTGCTATCTGGAGATGAACGGCTACACGAGTTTTTTACTTTTGCAATAACGGCCTCCATTTCTTGGTAAATTTTGTTAATAGCCGATGATGAAAGGATTGCATCCCTATCATTAACCGTCAATTGATAAATCATAGATGGCGATGAAATGCATTGTTGAGAATTTTTTTTAGACATTGTATCTCAATCACACGAATTGTCTATAAATAAATGAAAAGAAGGAAATCAATTTTTATTTACGCAAATCTTCTAAACGCCAGTACTCATTTTTTCCATTTGGCATCTGTCTCACAATGTTGAATGGCAATTTATTTTGTTCTAACTCTGCATGAGCCAGCTCCCGAATCGTATTGAACTCGGATTTATTTAAAAGAGATGGAGCTCCATTAACAAGTTGCTGCATGCGTAGATTAATAACACTCGTTTTTTCATATTTTGTGAGGAATGCAGGGGAGGTATTTGTAGACGGATCGTGATTTTTAATAAAGTCTTCGTAATCGACCGGCTTCTTTTTTTTACTTTCTCTTTCTTTTGTCTTGTCAACTTCAGTTTTTTGCATCGGTTGATTCTTGTCTGATTGAACGGGATCTGTTTTTTTATCAACTGTAGACATTCACGTCTTCTACTTTACATATAAGAAGAATAGGTTTCTTTTAAATCCTTTTTTAGGATGTTAGTCATTTTTCCAGAAGTGGTCACATTTGGTACACAAGTAAATATAATTCATCTCGACCGCATCGTACTTTGCGTAAATAACTTCGTTCTCCTCTCCTGTGTTTTTTGTGGGACAATCTTCATTCGGGCAGGGGATGTTATTCACGCGAGGAAATGTGGGATCTCGCTTGATGTCCGGTTTCATAAAGATCGTATGTCGTCCTGATTCGGTCATCGTGATTTTGCTGATTTGAATACTCGTCTGGGTGTCTTCGACATCTTTTTCATAATTGCAGTTTTTGCAACGATGTTTTATTTTTTTGATATCTCCACTTACAGATTGAGTGAAAAGCATGTTTCCGCAGATTGTACAGAATTCCATGGGTGTATCTTTCTTAATCTATTTACAATCTTTTAAATGGAAATCAGTTTTTTCCTCTTGGGAACTACTAGCGTTAACACACCTGCTTTTTTATTCTTATCGAATGATAAATGGACTCCCTTCAAGTTTATGTTATTCACTCGGAATCCTTGTCGAACCGCAAGCCCATGTGTGAAGATCTACGCCAGAAGTTGGGTATGTTACACGATCGATTTAAATATGTCGTCGACTTTGAGCCTGCCAAGTTGGAAGCCATGAATAACAATCAGCTAGTGAATTTTGAGCCGCTTCCCGAACCATCTGATTTTAATAAACTGATCAAATCCATGAGTCTGCGTTCAGTCTCTAATAACATGAAACACTTTACAGCATTGTCTGATATCGCGACCAAGCCGGCAAACGGTATTTATATGGTATTGGAAGACGATGTATGTTTCGGAGATATGGTCAAAAGCCAAATCGAAAAAGTTATCAAGGGGCTGTCTGCCATCGACAGTGATGTGGTTTTCCTGGGTTTTCCCGGGATAAAGAACGCCCCTGGATCATCTTTCATTCGTACGAACGAGATTTACAAGGTGATTCCTGGATGTGATTCGTATATCATTACCCCTGATGCTGCAAAGAAACTCGTATCGGCCTATCTCCCTCTGAAATTCGTCAATCATGCGCATCTTTCTTGGTTAATGGAGAAATTAGATCTGAAAGCATACATGTCAACACCTCATGTATTTGTAGAGGGATCCAAGCTCGGTATTTATACTAGCTCTTTGAATCCGAATAACAGCCTTATCTATAATCCATCTTATAAAGAGATGTTTGAAACCATTCACAAGAATGAAGTATTTACAGCGGAACAACAAGCTCAATTAGATAAGCTATGGAACGATAATCCGTTCAAGACACATCCTGATTTCTTGTACTTAAAGGGCTTATACATGTTGAAAAGCAATCAATATAAGAAAGCAAAGGATACATTCGAGGCTGTTTTCAATTTATATCAAAGCAACAACTGCATCCTAGGACGAGATTCCGTCTTCTTGAATAACTATATCGAAGTATGCAAACTATTCCAGTAATCTCAAAAAAACGGATATAGATATAAAGAAAAGTCTATAGGTCTAATAGAGAAATGATCATCCCTATACGATGTGTGACATGCGGTAAAGTGCTTGCGAATAAATGGACCACATATCAAAAGAAATTAGCGTCAAAAGATAAAGAAAACGAGTCACATGAAACGAAACCTGAATTCCTAGAACCAAGATATCAAAAAGACATATTAAGAGAAATCGGAGTAGAAAGAATGTGTTGCGTACGACATATGCTATCACACGTTGACTTGATAGATCGAATCTGAAAACGGCACATGTCTTACGTAATTCTTTTTCTTTTACCATCATAGATAAAGCAGACAGATGTCTGACTTGAATGATGCTACATCTAAAAACAAAACGAAAAAAAGAAAGAAGTCAAAGAACGAGGATGTATCTTCAGCGGAAAAGGAATGGACACGTTTCGGCACTCTCCTAGACACTGAAGCTGCAACGGGTATTGATACTACAAAAACATTGTATGATGAACTGATGGGAAAAGAAACGAGGGTGTTATCAACTATAGATCGATATATAGAGGATAAAGCAGCATCGGATCTACAGTCAAAGCGATTTATAAATACTCCTATTTCACAGATTCCTGTAACTCTATTTCGAACATTAGGAGATCTTCTTACAGATGCGTCGAAAGCCAAGACGAAAAAGGAAGTAAATCAATTATTTTCTCCGACGCGATTGATCTATCTAGGTATATTACTCATAATAATTGCTGTATTTATATTGTTCATGTAAAACAGATGTGGCAAGTAATCCCGCCGATCGTATTAGGGTTATGCTATGCGTTTTTTATATATAAAACACAGACCCAAGATAGTGCAGCTTCCGGATCAGGAGACACGCAAACCTATTTGATTCATATACTTATATTTGCCATCATTTTGGGTATGTTGTATTTATATGATGTGCCTAATTTAATCGAGGACACAAACAATAAGACGATTAAAGCTCGTAGTGACTTTATTAAGAAAATAACAACAAATATGCGATGGCATTTAGATACAGATCAATATGCGTTATATCCGACAACATGGATCCAAGACAAGCCAGTCAAATTTATTTTCTTGGATAAAGATCCTGCTCTCGTTGATTTCTTACGAGAAATGTATTTTATCAAAAACTGGAATTCTGTTGGATATAATAACATAGTTGTTTTGTTAGAGCGTTTTTTACAGATATACTATCGTCTATTGAAACACGAAGACGAGATTGAGACTACACAAATGATGCCTATTCTCAAAGATATACGACGTGAAATTCAAAATATATTCGAAGAGTTCATATTTGCGATACCACTCATATTAAAAGAACCCAAATACAAATACTTGAATCCTACATCCAAATATCTAGAAAAAAGAAAGATATTCTTGAATACGTTTCTCTTTAAGAAGATGCGTGTGTTAACCCGCATGCATTTTAATACAAATTCGTCTTATACGATTGAAGACATTGCTCTTCCTCCTTGGCCTTCAAATGACATGTCGGATATTCATAGAATGTATTAATTTTTGTTGTTATTATCATTCATACAACATGGCATATAGTTGGAGGGTTTAGGTGCGTCGTCTTCGGATACGGTAACACATAATATAGAATTAGACTCGGAATATCTATTGACTCCAGGTGTCTGCAAGTAATTGTTCCCCATTCTGGTATGTCCAGCGTATTGATAAAGAGCTTCTTTAGGAGGATTTGCGGAGCGGAGATTTACATGTGTCATATAAGCGGTATCTGCTGTAACCGGCACATTACCCCATGGGCAATTGGGGTCGAATGGTTTACCCGTGTAAAGCCCGCCGTTCAGTTTAGGAGCTGGAGGGGGAATATATCCATAAGATTCGAAGTTGTAATCGGCGTGTTGAAGAGCCGTTCCGCCAAAATATGCGCTTGGTCTATTCATTTTATTATACGTTAAGAAAGAAATGGAAACAGATCACAAATCAGAAACAAACACGAGTGCAACTGCACCCGATATGACAACGGCTGAAATTGAACGCATTACGACTGAAATTGTGTTGTCTAGATTATCCCCTGGAGAAAGACAATCGCATTTTGGATTTATGTATTCTGATTTTAAGACCAGGTATCCGGGGCTTTTTGAAATGTGTTGTAAAATGCGAACATCGCAAGATATTGCGAATTTGAAGTTCATGCTAAACCGAAAAAAAGAAATGGAGGGAGGTATGTCTCAATACGATGCGTCCGTCAAGGTGGGAACTCTCCTCTACAGTCAGTACGTTAAGCCCAAGGAAAAAAACATGAAATAGACAATGCTACAAGACAAAATCCTTGTATGGAATATCATATTGTTTGCACCAGTCTCGACAAAGGTGGTATTGCGTAAAGAGGACTTCATCCAAAAACTCCTTTTGTTTTTTATGATATAGTAAATCAATATAGGATATCGTTTTACATATATAAAAAATTTGCCTGTAGCAAAAATGCGTGTTAAATTGGATTAAATGTATTAGAAAATCAGTTGATATCGGGATCTGCATGACATGTGTGTTTAGTTCTACGGCGTTTCTGAAAGATTGCAACCATTCTGGTTGTGACGTTTTTTTGCCGATACATACAATGTACTTTTCAGAATTAGCGGGTCTACTGGAATAGGGTTTTACAAAATGCAATTCTTCGAATGATAATTGAAAAAGATATAATAATCGAATCGTATTTTCCGTAAAACAGTCAAAGAGTTTGATGATGGCGGATCCACCTTGTTTACATAGTCGGAGTGCGGTGTACATTTCGGCGGCGACTAGGCGATACATCATCGTTTCTTGTTCGTTGTATTGGCCTTGAATATCAAATCCACCATCTCCAGTAACAAGATGGCATGAGTTTTCTCCGATGCTGGAAACAAATAAATCTATGTTATGAATATTGTATAAATCACCGGTTTTATCTACTCCAGTGTGGATATGAAAACGGTCTTTCGTTTTGTTACGTCCTAATTTCCACTGCGGAACTACACGATCTGGTGACATAAGAGTCATCCCATGTACATTTACGTGCCCTGAAGGTTGATATCGCTGCATCCAATCCAGCACACATTCTACAAACCCTCCTGGTCCTTCGGCCACATGAGCCGTAGTCACATGATCGCCCAATAAATCAAACTCTTTAATCATCTCCCATAACTTGAAATAGCTCCTACTGGGAGGAGATACTTTGGCTATATATGGATATTTAGATAACGAAGAGAAGATGAATTCATAATCATTTGAATATTTCTTAACTTGATCCCAACAATTACTTTTCATAAAGAAATTGGATATCAAATTTTTATAATGAACTACACAATTACCTAGTTCTGAATTATAGGCAAATAATTCTTGCCGGAATGATTCCAGTTCACTCATTCCTACACTGAAACTCTAATATCAACATCTCTTTATATGCTTATACTATGAGGAATAGTATTTTTACAAAAAAGAAATGATATCCCAAATTACGTTTTCATTCTAAAGATAAACCATCTGTTTAAGAAGCTATATTCTTTGGCAATAGACGACATTTGTATCGATTCATCATAGAGTTCTGAAAACAGACCCGTGCTACTATCTCCGGTTAATCCTAGATCCAAACACTCATCGTGAGTCAATGGATGCATGTCCGCGTGATCTCGGAGCATATCGACAAGATAGGTGTAGTCTACGAGATACTCGTCGTATTCTTGGCCAATTCTCGATATGAAATTACCGATACGTTTTCCAACTGTCGCTGCTGGATTCGTTGTATCGTACTCATCGTATTTCTTAGTGATGCGCCACTGGATTTTTCCGTCATCGACTCCTTCTACATATTCTCCCTTGGAGACCTGAGACAGTTTTTGGTTGACCATAAACCCGTCAAAGCATGTGCCAATGAAATATCCA